GGAAGGGACCCATAGGTTCCCAAGTGGCGGGCTTGTTTACCGCGAAGAAGATGTATGAAGATGGTCAATACAAACGCATGATGGAATCCATGTCACCGGCCTTCTTGCGTAATGCCATTGCTGCTGATCGTATGGGTAGTGAGGGTGTCACTAATCTTAAAGGTGACAAGATCATTCAACGCGACTTAACACCGGTAGAATTGATTAATAAAGTGATCGGCTTTAATCCTACTGTGGTGACTAATACCTATGATGCCAACTCAGCCATTGCTAAAGAAAGCACTAAGCATACCCTGGCTAAATCGCATCTCGTCAATCGATGGATGTCGGGCGATGCAACAGAGCGTAGTGACTTAATGAAGGGTGCTATTAAAGACTTCAATGAATCGGTGCCACCGTCTGAGCGTATTACCTTAAAGAGCTTATTTAAGTCCATGCGGTCCAGAAAAGGTATTGATAAGCACACGCAAAATGGCTTATACCTCAGTAAGAAACAAAACTATCTTAGGGATCTAGGGAGATTCAACCGCCAAGAATAACGTTAACTACCTGATATTTCATAAATTTAGCCCTAGTTTAGGCAAGAAATATCAGGCGTTTTATGCTATAAATCACTTTAAATCACGTCACTGTCGGGAGACAACAACATGACTGCATTAACGAATTACACTGAAAACAATATCATTAACCATATCTTTCGTACCGGCAGTTTTACCAAGCCCTCTGCGTTGTATGTAGGCCTTATCACCTCATTGACTGATGGTGAAGGTGGTTCTTATGCAGAGCCAGCTGTCGGTGCTTATGCAAGGGTCGTTAGAAATCCTTTAGATGCTAACTGGAACGCCTCAACAACTACCGGAACTACTGCCAATACGGCCAGTTTACAATTTCCTGCTGCGACAGCCGATTGGGGTACTTGTACACACTTTGGTATTTGGGATGCTGCAACAGGTGGCAATCTACTGATCTATGCACCCTTAACCGCAGCCAGAACGATTACTAATGGCACAACTCCAAGCTTTGGCGCGGGCGCTTTAACTTTTCAGGTAGATAACTAATGGCTACCTTAACACTGCGATCAGTTAAAGGATCGGAGCTTACCTCCGCTGAAATTGATGCCAACTTTACCAACTTGAATAATGACAAGCTGGATAAAACCGCAAGCACTAATATAGGCGTAGCAGGCGCCCAAGGTTTTGGCGTAGGACTTTGTAAAAATCTGCCCTCTGGTTTTGCAAAGATGACCGGCACAGATGATACCGCTTCTGCAAACTACGGAAATTATCAGTACACCGATGATTCGGTGATGTGTTGGATACCTGCCTTTTATTACAAGGTCGGCACAGGTAGCAATGGTTTGGCTTTAAACATCATTGATATTAAAGACTACAGCACTTACGCTGATGTTGCCACTGCTAACACGGCAGGTTATGCCCTACATCGTGCTTTTTATAATGCTGGTGTGGTACAAACAGGCGTGTTTGTTGATAAGTATCAATGCTCAAATAATGGGGGTATTGCTTCGAGTATTAAGCTGGGCAATCCTTTGTCCAGTGCTTTAGTGCATAACCCGTTTAGTGGCTTAACCGGCTTAACCACAGGCGATAATATCTATGCAGGTGCTTTTAAGGCAGCGAAAACGCGCGGCACCAAGTTCTTTTGTAACTCGCGGTTTATCTTTAGTGCGTTAGCGCTGTTATCGTTAGCGCATGGACAAGCGGCTACTTCTGCGACTGCGTGTGCCTGGTATGACGGAGCAGGCATTACTAATTTCCCTAAAGGCAATAATAATAACGCCTTGAAAGATACTAATGATGCCACCGTTACTTATATCACTGACGGTTATCCCAATTGCGGACAAACCGGCTCAGCATCTAACCTAGCCAAGACAGCGCATAATGGTCAAAGCTGTGGTGTGGTTGATTTAAACGGCAATGTGTGGGAAATCAATACCGGCTTAATCAGCAACGGTAGTAATTATTATCTATTAAAAACCAATGCGGATATTAATGCGCTAACAGGTGGAAATACGTTAAGTACCGATGCGTGGGGTGCTACCAGTATTGCCACCAATTATGATTTGTTGGGCGCAACGTATGGCAGCTTAACGGCTTCCAACACCGCAAAATATTTTAATTCGACGGGGCAAGTATTTAGCGAAGTGGTAGCTGGAGCAGGTGCGTGGGCAACCACTGGCGCAGGCCTACCTTTGGCAACCGGCGTGTCAACGGGTGGCACTAACGCAATGGGTAATGATGTGCTTTATGATTACCGGCCTAACGAGCTGTGCGCTATTGCTGGTGGTGGTTGGCTCCATGGGGCGGGTCCGGGTGTTTGGGCGCTCAATTTGGCCAACTATCGGGCGCATTCGAACGCCACTCTTGGCTTTCGCTCGGCCTTGTATCTTTGAGGTCCTGAGCGATAGCGATGGGGCTGCACTCTGAAGCAGGATTAGATAGAAAATTTATTGAATTTGCAAAACTGATGACAATTTATTTAAATCACTTTCCTACGCATGAAAAATACGGGCTTGCTTTAGAAATAAGGCGAGCTGCGTATGACGCGTATGCGCTGATTGTCGAGTGCCAAAAGCGCTATCATAAGAAAACCACACTCACGAGTCTGGATATTCGCCATGAGCAATTGCGTATGCTGATTCGCTTGGCTAATGAACTGGGCTATTTTGGTTTTAAAGACGGTAAAAAGGATAAAAAACTGGCAGAGCATCGATATTTAAACCTGTCTTTGCTGGTTGATGAACTTGGACGCATGATTGGCGGCTGGATTGTCGCTGATCGTGATAAGAGTGTAGTACGGGAAGTATCTTAATATGTGCGCTATTGCTGGTGGTAATTGGAACAATGGAGCGAATACGGGTGTTTGGACGCTCAATTTGAACAACAATCGGACGAATTCGAACAACAATATTGGCTTTCGCTCGGACTCGGTAAAGCCTCGAAATCTGATGTATGGATATGGTGGAGCCAAGGGAGATACTTTCCGGTGCGTAGCAAATGCTATGGCGAAATCGGTCTGCCCTCATTTTTCTGGTAGCAATAATCCGGTCAATTTTGTACTTGGGTGCGAACGTCAGATGAGGGTTTTATTTTGAAACGGCAAGGACAGTTATTTGAGCAGGCTTTTACTCACGATAATTTAGTGCAAGCATTTCATGATGCAGCAAAAAGCAAGCGAGGTCGTCGTGGCTGCTTTGATTTTGAAAAGCACTTGGCGATCAATATTAAAGAACTGCATAACGAACTGCATAGCGGCAACTATTGCCCAAAGCCTTATTTTACTTTTACTATTCATGAGCCTAAAGAGCGGGTTATCTTTGCGCCTGCATTTCGTGATTGTGTTGTACAGCATGCCATTTACCGCATTATATCGCCCATTTTTGAAGCCACTTTTATAGATCAGTCATTTGCTTGTCGGGTTGGTTTCGGTACGCATAAAGCCGCTGATTATGCACAACACGCGCTGCAGCAAGTGCTTCACGATAGCTATACACTTAAACTTGATATTAGAAAATTCTTTTATCGCATTGACCGGATTGTCTTGAAAACGCTTATTGAGAAAAAGATAAAAGACCAGCGTATGGTTAGGGTGATGATGCTATTTACAGAGCATGGTGAGGTGTTAGGTATTCCGATTGGCAATCTGTTGTCACAACTTTATGCGTTAATTTATTTGAATCCACTGGATCATTATATAAAGCGAGCGTTACAGATTAAATATTACTGTCGCTACGTTGATGATTTTATCTTGTTTGGGATTACGCATAAGCAAGCTGTAGCGTATCAACAACTCATTATTGATTACATTGATAGTAATTTAAATCTTGAGCTATCAAAGTCAACGATTGCCAAAGTCAATAAGGGTATTAATTTTGTGGGCTATCGCACCTGGTCAAGCAAGCGCTTTATTCGTAGACGCAGCTTATATAATTTTAAACAAGCTGTAAAAGCATTAAAACTCGATTCAATTATCGCTATATTGGGGCATGCACGTAAAACCCATACCCTGAACTTCCTTTTAACCAAACTAAGAGAAACTTATGCCGACTATTTACAGTTACCAAAAATATATAGATCCGCTAATCAGTCGTACCTTACGCTTACCTGAAAGCAACGCAAATAGCCCTTTAGGTACAGAGTTGGCAACGATTGACGGGTTGACTTATGTCAGCATTCCTGATGATCAAGTCTTACCGACTAATCAATATGATGAGATAAGCGAAAGTATTACAGAAGTCACAATGACTGACACATTGAAAGAAGCAATCAGACTGGTTAGCCCACATACCCAGTTAATCGCACAACGTATTATTGAAACAATACGCTCTAATTACACGATTGATGACGAAATGTATTTTGCCCGCATTGGTGTAGGTGCTTCAATGGGGCTTTACGTACCATCGACTCAAGAATTACAAGAAATGACAGTATTTGGTGAGTTTGTTGAAGCCACGCGTCAATGGGGCAGAGATCAACGGGCATTGTTAGGCTTATAAGATGCGCTACGCAGCCAATGGTTATGCACTAACAGGGTACTTTCTGCAAGTAGAGGAGCAATTGGCTGCGACTGCGGTTTCTATATCTTCTGGTAGTGGTCAAGTTTACTCTATATTGGATGATCTACAGAGTAATTCATTTTCAGTTAGTACAAGTGCGGGTAATGTTTACTCAACGATAGATTTAGGCGGACAAGCGCAGAACATATCTTTAAGTGCAGGTACTATTTATTCAACTCAAACTTTATTTAGCAATGCTTATAGTGTTGTCACTACAGTTGGAAGAATAACCTTTCCTTCACTATATATAGGTGACTTAGGTATTGAATCACTCACACCTATCAATGCTATTGAATCGCTCACACCTGTACATCAAATAGGTATTTATTAAATGAATATTGAAGAAATTATTTATACCGGACGTGATAATGAAATTATCTTTTCTTTGTCAACCGACGGAAACCCTATCAATCATAGCCTGATTACTCGCTGTCAGGTAAAGGTTGGCGCTACAATGATAGACAGCCAAACATCGCCTAATTTATTTAGCATGGTGAATGCAGACAGAATTATCCTGACATTAGGCTTAACAACAATACCGGCTGGAGATTACACCGCCAAGCTCTACATATTCGATTTAGATAATATTGAGGGTGTTGCTTGGGGCGAGTTTGACGTAACAGTGACCAGCTAGTTTTACCACCATCATGTCGGGAGACATTATGTTATGTTTTATATTCAAATCGCAATCGCTATTGCCATCTATGCTGCCGGCTATGCAACAGCATGGAAAGTAGAAGTCAGAGAAGTAGCCAGGCTGGAGGCATCCATTGACTCAGCTAATCAACAATCACAAGCTACACTTAGTGCCATTCAAGAGCGTGTCAAATCTGCCCAAGACAAGGCAGAGGTCGTCGCTGTACAACTTGAGAGTGAGCATACTCAAAGCACTCAATCTATTGCTAATCTGTCTACTCGTCTGGCAGCTGCTCGGTTGCAGTACGCCAAGCATTCAGCCGGTCGTGGTTGCCCCTTGCCCAAAATTAGTGATACCCCCTACGATCAAATCCATGATGAAGCAGGATCTTACTTATCAGCCACTGAACTTTCAGCAGGGTTTGATCAACTTGTACTCACCAAAAACCCCGACCAACTAGCAGAAGATAAACATTTCATTCTAGCCTGGCTGAACACCATCCCACCGGAGCAAGTCCAATGAGCGATCCTATCGTAATGATTCAGTATGCGTCGGATCTGCTCGATGTCATTAGTAATTTTATTCCTAAGCTGATTGCTTTTGCCTCTATCTCTGCGGCCTTCTTTCCACCGGTATCAGGAAGTTCATGGTTATCTAAGGTTCATACCTTTATTAATATGGCAGCCTTTAATTTCAAAGAAGCTAAAAATAAAGAGGTGGACCTGTGACCGATGACTTGAATATAAGGTTAGTAAAAGTGGAGCAGCGATTAGATGGTTTGTGCCGAGAACTGACGGAAGATAAAGCGGAAAGTAAGCAC